GGTTGAGCGCCACCCTGAGAAGCGTGCAGTGATTTATCAGCAGTTGGAATATGTGTCTCGCATGCTCGGACTGCAAACGCCTGACATTGACAAGTTGGGCTATGCGCATATCGAGCCGGATGTTGATCCGTTAGTGGGTGAGTTCTGGGATGCGGTGGAATATATTGGCCTGGATAAACTGGACCACAGCAAAGACGAGGGTTTTATTGCTCTAAATCTGCCGCACTTGGCGAAGGTAGCAGCGAAGGCGAAAGTACCAATGCCAAGTTTGTCGGCGTGTCGCCGAGTGTTGGCCGGTTCAAAAGAGCCCAAGTTTGTGGTCAGTAACCAGGTGGTCAGAAGCAAACTGGAAGACCGGGCAATGCGGTGCCATTAAGCGCGTCGTCGACGTGCTTAACCATCGTTTCTTCTATGTAGTCTCGCTCTTCATCAGTCAGGCCTAGCAGTTCCCGCTCTGGGTATTTATGCTGCAGGCCTCGCTCATTTACTCTGTCACGTAAACCGTACTGGTGTACTCGTGCAACCTGGTTAGCAAAGCCGGTAAAGCCCACGCTGGCTTCGTCAGCTGATGCTCTGGCCTTAAGGTTTTTAGTGCGGTGTATCTTGCGGAACATGCGCAGGCTGCCTTTGCGCTTGCGCATTTCGGGCTGGGGCTTACGTTCCTCGTAGGGGCTGCCGTCCGGGTTCTTGTTCTCACGTATGCGTTTTGCCTGGCTTCCGCGCAGGTGGCGGCTAATGTCTCTGGCCAGCGCCTTGCGTTGACCGTCATCCAGCTTAACAAGCAGCGACTGAACGCGGTCAACGAATGGGTCAAGAACGCCATCAGCCATTGGTGTCCTCGCTGGTGTCGTCTACCTTAACGCCATTGATATAAAGCTCCCAGTCAAAGCCGTCGTATGGGTCGAACGGCGGCTCTGGCAAGTGCTCAACGATATTGCCGCTACCATCGTTAGACACTTTTACGCGCTCGGTCATCTTAATGGTTACTTCAATGTCGGCTGTGTTCTTGTTGATAAGCTCTGCGCGAAAGGTAATGCCGTCTTCGCGCTTCTCTCGGTTGTTCAGTAGTTCAGGTTGGTGTCGAGCCACCCAGGCGAGAATAGGCACCATAATGTCATCGCTGTGGCCACGGTAGTCAGTAACCAGCACGACGCAGTCAAACTGGTATTCAAAGCTCAGGTTCTGGCTCGCGCCAGTAGCGTACAGCTTGCCTTTGTCGATGAATATATGCAGCGCGTCCGGATTCTTTTTTAGGTGCGGTACCGCGTTGCTGATGATGTCCCGTAGTTCGCCTGGCTTATTCATTGCTTGCTCGCTTGTACCAACCGGCGGCGTTCATGTCAGCCTCTGGCACGTTTTTAATGTCGCCGGCCACCATTAGAAACCGACGGTCAGGCCAAATGGCATGAAGCTGATCACTCAGTTCTTTTAATGCTTCTGTCGGCGTGTCATCAGGCACCGATAAAATGGCGCCGTCTTTGGGGATGATTACGTTCAGGTTGTTTTTCATGGTGGCACCTCAGCGTTTACGGATGCGCTCAGCAATTGAGCCGAGTATTCCGGGTGTGTTTTGGCCTATCGATGCGCGCTTGTCGCCGCTGCGCTGGGTAATGTTAACGCCCAGAACCGTCAGCATGGCAGTTAGCACAATGGAAGCCTCCGCAATAATGTCGGAGGCATCGCCTGGCTCTTTGAACAGCGCATAAACCAAGCCGGCCATAAGCCCAGCAAACGAAAAGCCGGTGACATAACCGATCATCGGACGCCAGCCAGATTTAAACCAACCGTCGGCCTTAAGCTCTGCGCGCATGGTCTCGTTTATCTGGGTAATTTGCGCGGTTTCGGCTTCGATTTTCATGCGTCGCAGTTCGCGCTCGTGCTCGCGCTCTATCTGCTGCAGCTTAACGGCGGCTTGTGGGTCTTGCTGTATGGCTTGCATGACCGCTTCGGGGCTTTCATCAACGCCCAGGGCGGACGCTATTAGTCCGCCTGCCGCTGTGCCGGCTGGGCCCAGTAACGAGCCAAGCAGTGGCGCTGCCTTACCGACTACGCCTTTTATATCTGACCAGTTCATGATTGATTACTCCGGCTTTTCCGCGATGGTTTGCGCTTAGGTGTCGGCTTTTTACTAGCCGGGGGCTTGGGCTCTGCTTCCGGAAATGCCTCAAGGCTTTCTTCATAGGCGCGCTGCAGCTTCACGTCATACAGGTTGCGATGGTAAGCAGGGCCGTTGTAACGGTAGGCAAACTCAGCCCATTCTTTTTGCTTCAGTGCGCTGTGCATTTCTGGTTGTGCCAGGATAAAACGCACAACGGCATCAAGGTGGTTAGCCTCGCTCTCGTGCATGGCATCGACAAACTGGCTTACGCTGTCATAACCTAGCAGCTCCCAGTGGTAGCCCATGATTTGGAACATGCCCCAGCTGCAGCTCTCTTTAGCTGTTGTTGCAGACAGTGTGCTGGCAAGTTTAAAGCGCTGGTACTCTGCTGTGCCGCCGGCATAGCCACCCGGTGAGGGATTGCAAACGTTCGGGTACTTGCTTTCAAGGTCAGGGGCTTCTTCAAACAGGCCGGATTCCTTGGCGCGACCATGGAATACATGACGCTCGAATAAAATCACCGGCTTGCCAGTGGTCTGAAAGAAACCTTCGCCAACTGACTCAACTTCGGCTACCGCTGCCATAACAGCAAGGCTAACCCCCAGCTTGTCGGCTGCTCTTTGCAGGTCGTTCTGGCTGGCCTGTTTAGGGTCAACTGCACCTTGAAGTGCGCGCTGTGTTCGTGGACCAGCAATGCCAATAGGGATAATGCCGGCAGTCTTTTGAAATGCCATGACGGCGGCCTTAGTTGATTCACCAAACCAGCCGTCGACAATCAGCTGTGGTTTTGCGCCGGCTTTATTCAGGCGCTGCTGCAGTGTTCTTACGTCCAGTCCTTTGCTTCCAACTTTCATGGGCTCACCTCGTGGTGTTTATTGGTTTTTGTTTTGCGCTTCTTTTTTTGGCTGGTCCAGCAAAGAAGCTGGCTTAATTTGGAACCGTCTTTTGTGGCTTTGAAAAGCTCAGCCACGTTGCCGTGATGCGCAATAAGCGCCAAGGCAAGGGCGGCTTCCATCATGACTTGAGCAAGGCTGACCGTTGCCGGCATGGTGATATGCACGATCACCTCAGTAAAGGCCGACACCATGATGATGTAGGCCAATACCGAAATGATGGGCTTGTGCCTTCCGGAACGAGTGAACAGCATTATCCGGAATGCCACGACGGTCAGAACAAGAATGTGAACAATACCGAGAATAGTCATTTGGTTTTGCCCTTTAGCAGATTGTGTAGCGCCTGGCTTTCAGTCAGTGCAATTAGCTTTTGCACGATTCGGACTGATACGGCGCTGGAGAGTATGGCGCCGACTCCGTGGCTCACTTCTATCTTCCCTGGTAACAGGGTGGCAATGAGTTCAGCCGCGATGCTTGCGCCAAGGCAGCCACAGGCCACCGAAATCAGGAACAGAAATACGGCTTTTAGTTTGCTGTGCCCTTGCTCATTCATAATAAAGATACCGGCACCGGTCACTGCGCCAATGGCAATGAGCGGGTCAATGCCTAGCAGTGGGGCGGCCAAGGCGGCGGTCGTTGCTGTTGTTGTCGCTGTGGTTGCGCCTACTGGTTCATTCATCGCTGCCTAGTCCCATAGTTGGATCATTTTTTTGCGAGGTGGCGCTGTCACTTCTGGCAGTGTTATTAGCGTCCCTCTCGGAATTACAGGCCCCAATTCGGCAAGGCCCGGATTAAGTTCAAGTGTTTGCTCAGTAACGCTGGCTGTGCGCCGCAAATGGCGCTGACAAATGGCGTCTACAGTGTCGCCTTGTCTTGCCCGAACTTGCATCAGATAAGCTCCACGGTTGAGTGGTTCTTGCCTAGAATGTCCCGGATGGCAAAGCGCGCATCGCGGTGAAGGTTGGTGATGGTGTCGGCCAGTGCGTCAACATCGTTGTCGCCTGCACCAGTGGTGTCATAGTCGCGTAAGCGCTCTATCAGGTTAGCCCTGGTCAATGAGTAAATGGCGCGAGCGTACAGATGCGCATACACGCTTTCGCTGTTGATTTGCTCTGCCGGTACCGCTTCAAGCGACTCATAGCCTTCGGTGAGCTTTTCCTGACGCCACTCTTTTAGCTCGCTATTAACGGACGACACGGCGTTGATGGTTGAATGAATTAAGCGCTCGTCAGTCACGGTGCCATCCAGGCGCATAGTGGCCCTGAGTTTGGCGGTGTCGATGTCAGGCCAAAAGTCAGAGCTTTGAATTATCTGCTGGCTGTCCTGTGTTGGCTCTACTGCAAAGAAACTCACATTTACCTCCGTGGATGGCCGGTGGTCACTCCCGTCATTCAGCGAGCAGAAATCAGGGAGTGAGCCGGCCTGACGCGCGGGTTACGCTCGGTTAGCGAACAAAGGCTTAGCCTTTGTTGTCACTGTCTTTTTCAACTTTCTTCTTAAGGGCGGTTAACGCCTGCTTGCAGCCAACACGGTCATGAAGCTTTAACGCCTTCTCGTAATAGCCAATAGCTTCTTTGTCATTGCCTTCACGCTCATGCGCTTCAGCCAGTGCTCGTAAGAACTTGGCACGCACCTGGTCAAACATATCGAGTTCAGCCGTAAGGTCCTGCACACGGTTCAGTGTCTCCAGGCTAAAAGGTGACTCGTCGTTTTCTGATGCCAGGGCTGCTGTTGCAATTTCTTCAACAATTAAGCAGCCAGTCGTGCGTTCATACTGATCCGGTGTTTGCAGGTCATGAATGATGGCGTACTCAGCAATTTCTAATGCTCGGTCGTAATTGCCTGCATCGATGTGCCAAATAAGCAGGGTCATCAAAACGTCATCCTGCTGACCAGATTGCGCTTCAAGAACGCCGTCAATGTAGCTGTCATACTCGGCCACAATTTTTGACTTCATTTCTTTTTTGCGCTCAATGCTCTGCGCTTGTTTCAGGCTGCGCTTGTGGTCAGCCAACTGCATTAACATCAGCTCGTACTGGTTAGCGCCTTTGCGTGACGCGTTTTCATCCTCACTTGTGCGCTTGCTGGCCAGTACGCGCTGGCGGTGTTTTTCAGCGGGTGTCATAGCTCGCTCCCTAAGTTAGAAAAGAGGCAGAGCTGTCAATTAAGACAGCTCGATGTTTTCAGCAACCGCTGCACAATCGTAATCTTCGATTACATAAGCGTCATTGCTGGACTCGTAGTTTTCGATCTGGTCACGCTTCGGGTTGTCCACGATGTGGCGGCGGCGTGAGCCTTCTTGCCAGTACAGGCTTAGGTTATCCAGGCGCGTCACCATGATGGTGTTCGCAGGGAAGTGCGGGACTCGAACAGCCTGCAGTCCACCAATGCGCTTCTGGCTAATCATCATGTCAGCTGCTGTTTTCTCAGTTGGCACCATGTCAGAGTTAACCAGCGGGAAGTACTTGTCTGATAGCAGTTTACGGCCGGTTAAAACAACCAACTCTGTGTCGTCTTGGTACCACGGCTCAATCAGGTTGTTCACCATGTCATAAACCAAGGCATCGAGGTTTTCGTAGTCCTTTCCGGCACCAACGGTGATTTTTCCTGACGCATCGACTACTTCAGTCATAACGCGCTCTGCGGCGTGGTCGCGCATTTTCTGCAGCCAGCCAATGTTAACGTCCTGCAGCAGAGGGTTAGCTGCACGGTCAGACTGAGCCGCCGCTGATGTGCCGTTGAAGCCGATCATGATGCGGTCTAATGCCTGGCGTTTTAAAATGGCGTCGCGGATGCGCGTCTGGAAGTCCTGGAACTTCGCCCAAGCATCGATTTTGTTGTAACGCAATGCGGTGTCGAAGTTAGTCTGCTTACAGAAGTAAGAGCTTCCTTCCATGTCAGTTGGGTCGGTTGGCTGCCGATCGTTCTCGCTCGTGTTGGTTCGGCCAGCAATGGTGCCGCTGATGCCCAGACCTAACTTTTCGCCTTGCTGCTCATCAACGCTTACCACATTGATGCGACTTAAAAACTCTGAACTCTCTTGCATGCGAGTTTCTAATGTCTGTTGAACGCTCGGCTCAATACTAAATTTAGTTCCAACGCTCTCTACGCCATTCAGGGTAGCGAGCCGGTTTTGGAAGTCGTTAAAAAGCTTTCGTGTCTCGTTGCGCATTTCTGTTTTCCTTAATTAACAGTTGATTGCTTGGCCGCGTTAGCAGTCGGTGGCTACAGTGTCACCGCCACCAGTTGCAGGAGGGCGCTGGGTGCCAGCTGGCTCGCTGTCTAGCTGGCTTTTCAGCTCGGTGAATGCTGATGCTGTATCGTCGTACTCTTTTTTGAGTGCGTTGAAGTCGTTCTGCAGCTTGTCCAGCTTGGCAATTTCGGTCTTGTATTGACCCATTAGTTCGCTGGTCTGCGTGGCAATTTCTTCAACTGCTGAATGCACCTCAGTGAAGTCAGCGGTCGAGGCTTTCTTGTGCTTGCTCAAAAGTGTTTTTACACGGCTTAGCAAAGAAGGTGATTCTTGTGATTCGCTTTCAGAGCCTTCGTCTTCAAGCTCTAATTCAAACTCAACGGCGGCGCTGAACAATGTGGTCGGGCTCTGTTTGCGGCCAGCCAGGGGGCTGTTATCTGCCTTTGCAGAAAATGACAGCATTTCAGTGCCAAGGCTTGCCGGGCTGTCGGTAACCGCCAGGCCCATAAGGTAGGCTTCCCCTGAGTCCGAGAAGTTAGGCTCAACTTCAATAGAGGTGTAAATTTTTTGCTTGTCGCGGTTAAGCTTAACAAGGCTTTCAGTCGGCTCAATTTGTGCGTAAAGCACTAACTTGCCTTCGCTGTTCTCTTCCGTCTTAACGGCAACAACATCGCCGTAAGCTTTAAAGTCGCTGTCTGGTCTTAGTCCGCGAATGTGCTCAAGCCATACACGGGCGCCGTATTTGTCCTGGTCGTAGTTGGCAGCTATCTGTTCAAGCCAGCTGCGCTCGATAACTCGGCCGTCGGTCGTGCCGCCTTCAGTTGCTACACGAAAGAATTTACTTTTAGCCATGGTCAGGGTCCTGTCGGTTTCGGGTTTTTAATCGGTATGGTCAGTAGCCAGGCGCGTGCGGTCAATTTACTGGGGTTGTAAAAGGCTAATAAACAACTGAAAGTGCATAGGACGTGGCTTTGCGGCTTGTAGACTGACCGCATGAAAATAAGAACCAACCCCGATTTAGACCCGAAGCTGCAGGCCAGAAATTTATACTGGCAGGGCTATCGTCTGCGCCGAATCTCTGAAATGCTCGATATTCCCGAGTCGACCATTAGCACCTGGAAGAAAAGCGAGCAATGGGACAAGGTTAAACCGCTGGACAGGGTGGAAGCTAACCTCGAAGCCAGGCTGATTGCTCTTATCAATAAGGACCAAAAAGAAGGTAAGGATTTTAAAGAAATTGACCTTCTCATGCGTCAGCAAGAGCGCATGGCCAGAGTTCACAAATATAACGGCAGCGGCAATGAAGTGGACCTCAACCCAAATGTTGCTAACCGCAACAAAGGGCCACGCAAACAGCCTGAGCGAAACGCCATTGAAGATGATCAGCAAAGTAAGCTGGTTGAGTCGTTCCATGAAACAATGTTTGACTACCAAAAGGGCTGGTACCAGGCAGGCCTGAAGCACCGTATCCGGAACATTCTTAAGTCGCGCCAAATAGGGGCGACCTTTTACTTTGCTCATGAAGCGTTTATTGATGCCCTGGAGACTGGCCGTAACCAAATTTTTCTATCGGCCAGTAAGGCCCAGGCGCACGTATTCCGTCAGTACATTGTTCAGTTCGTAAAAGATACGGTTGGCGTAGAGCTTCGGGGTGACCCTATGGTGTTGCCCAATGGCGCGCCCCTTTATTTCTTAGGCACCAACGCCAGAACAGAGCAAAGTTAC